CATAATAAACGCTGAGTTAAGAGGATATTCACCATCAGAAGAACCTATCTTTTTAGCAACAAATGAGTTACTGTTAGGATCCATAGTACAGTTCGTGAATTTTTCAAGAACTACAGGGTTAGCATCAGTATCAAAGAAATCTCTAACCATGATATCGAATGTGCTATTATTAAATGACATATTCATTATAGAAATCTTAACTTCTACGTTTGCAGAATCACCGTCAGAAATCGAAATGAATTTAAATAAATTATAAACCTTATTACCTCTAAGTTCTGAAACAACGAATGGAGTTTCAGGACTTTGATATTGGAATACATTATTTGCAATTGAAGACGTGTCTCCACCTCTTGCTTCAGGTAATGCAATCAACTCCGCATTTATTCCACGAATATATCCTTTATTGTAAGCATAATTTAACATGTTTTGATAAACCTCTTCAACAAATAACGGAACTTCAAATCTTAATTTAGCAAAGTTACTTACACTGAATACCTTTGTGATGTACTCAGAATCTGAGTTTTGAAGTGAAGTCTCAAATGAGAAGTTTTCACCTTCAATTGTTGTACCTGTAATTGCAAAAGTTGAGAATGGATTTCTTGTTATTGCAGAATAAGAACCAACGGTGCTAATTCCAACATCAGTTAATCCTGTAACTTGATATGTTGGTCCTGCACTTGTTGAATTGTATAAACTAATACCTCTTGATCTTAAAGTTGCAACAACAACATCATTATATTCTGAGAACGCAGTACCAGAGAATGTGAACATTTGACCTGATAATGATCCGTTAAAATTACCACTTCCTAAACTATTAAGTACCGATATTGATGTGTAGAATGAATAACCTGAATAACCGTTATTAGCTTGGTTAACGAATGTTGCATAATACCAAACATCATTATCGTCTGATGTTAAATCAGCAGAATTAAGATCCATGTTATTACAACTAAATACGTTTGTTAAACCAGTGATACCATCAGCAATTAACTCGTTGTATACTGTACCAGATAAAGAACCAAACACATATGCACTTGTTCCAGATAATGTTGTATCTCTGAAAATATCAACTAATTGAGTTGAGATGTCTTCTTGTAAAGTGGATAAATTTCCATTCTCAAGTTGATATTGTAAACCAAAATCATCCCAAATAACATCAGGAGTTGTATCTTGTGTTATGTTAACAGTTCCTCCCGTTGATCCCGAGAAGTCCATTTCAAATGCTGTTCCTGTTGTAACATTAACACCAACAGTAGTTGGGTCCACGTTAGCAATAGTGGTGATAGACCAAGAAGGTCCCGCATCATAACCTGATAATCCTAGTATTCTAGTCACGAACAATTGGTTAGATTGTTGTAAGTAAGACTTTGCGATGTACGCCGCCTCATATTTAGGAATTTGTGTATTCACAAACTTTTCAGGGGATGTACCACCAAAAAGAGTTGTGAACTCGTCGAAACTCGTTACGAAAATTGGTTCGAAGGCTGGGCCTTTTAGGGTTTCCCCTACTAACCCTAATGTAGTTACACCAACACTTTGCGCGACGAATGATAGGTCGGTCTCTGTTGTGTATACACCGGGTGAAACGAATACTTTACTTGCTGTTGCCATTATTTAAAAATTCTGTTCAGATTTATTTATACATAAATATTAAATTAAACACAAAAAACTTTACTCTTTATATTGTATTTATAAATTAGGCGCTTTTATTCTGCCTTTTTTCTGCCCATGAAAACAACGTCAAAAACGACAAAAGAGATAAAGAACATCAAAATCTCAATTGAGTCTCACAACACACTCAAAAAGTATTGTGATAAAAGGGGTTTAAAAATTTACAAGTTTCTTGAAAATTTAATTATGGAAAAGTGTAAAGAAAAAACTGATCTATACGGAGAAGATTAAATTAATCTCGCAATATAGACAATTTGAGAATCAGACGAAGGGTCTGTTGGTGTTATATTCAGTGTAAGATTATTACCTGATGTTAATTGAATCTCGGTAAGATCCGAACCATAAAAATCATCATTAATATAAACATCCCAAGAACTTATATTTTCCATACCCTCAAAAGATAAGTCTGCTGTATATTTGTAATTTTCTGTGTAAGCCGTAGTCCCCGCAGAAAAATTAAATGTTAAAGGAAATAAACTTGGATTTTTAGGGTAAGATTTTTTTCTACCTCCTCTTGATGTTTTAGCTTCCAATAATTGAACGGTTCTTGAAATTGCTGGTTTAACTTCAAACTCCTCTTCGTCAATCAAATAACCCATCATTAAAAATTCATAACTTTGTATGTAGTATTTTCTTTTGTCTAAGTCTACAACAGATTCGTCAGAAATATTTTGTAATATTATTGGAACGTATTGTCCTTTGATAAAAGTATATGCCTGTCTTGATGAAAACTTTTGAAGAACATTCTTATTAAGTTCATTCAACTCTCTCATTCTATTACAAATGAATTTAACACTATAAGTAATATCAACAGGTACGGGTTGAGGTATAGTATAAATGTCCATTCCTTTTCTTTGTCCGTCCCATGTAGGAACAGTGGCATAATAATATTGTTTTCTATTTGGAATGGTGTAAAGAAGTGCTGGATTAGATCCGTACTTAACTTCAGGATTTCTCACTGTTGTAATAAAAGGAGGAGATACGTTAAAGTCCGAATCAACAAAATTCCATGTTTCAGTAAATTGAGACCAGTTTTGTGTTGTTATGAGAACATCAACAGTTGGGACAACCTTACCTGAAACCACAGTTCTTAACTCTTCTTTAACAAACTCAAGCATACCTTTATCCAAATCGGCATGTAATACCGAATTAGGTAGGTAAGTACCGTCTTTGTTAATATACTCTAAAAGTTGTTCTCTTCTTGCTGAAAGAGTTTTAGGAGGAACTAACTGTATTTGTTTTTTTACTTGTTTCGGAAATCCCATATTATATTCCGTTAAATTCGTTCGTTGTTACAGGTGTTGCAATAATAGTTCTGTAAAACGGTTTATACCCACCATATGTATGTCTGTTATCTGAATTAACCCTTCCGTCATCACTAACAGAATAATACCTAACTTTACTTTCAGTTTCGTAATACCCAATGTAATCACCAAAAGAAATATCAATTTCTAAATCATCCAAAGTTCTTTGATAGACTGATACTTTTAAATTACCTGGCTCAGATTGTTCGATTTTTGAAGTTCCCAATCTTTGATTAGTTGGAGCCACAATTTGAACCATGCCCTTTATTTCAACAGGTGGAAGAAACTGAATACCGTCTTGCAAAGCTTCCCCATAAACATCATCTGTTTTGGTTTTATACTTATCAACTTTATACAAAACAAAGGTAAAGTTCATATCACCCTCTAACCACTCTTCACCCATATCAATATCCAAGGTGAAATCCTCACCACCAAAAAACTTACCTAATCTCGTTATTGGTACCAATTTTTCCATATATTGATAAATACATCAGAATCAATTATATTTGTTTCAAAGCCTTTATATGAAATTATATCCATCATTAAAAATATATTTAGATAAAAGTCCAATTCATGGACTTGGTGTGTTTGCTTCACAACCAATTAAAGAAGGAGAGATTATAGAAGTTTGTCCTATTATTGATCTTGAAATGTCTCCAAACGAATCATCACACATATTAATACACTATAGATTTAATTGGCCACAAGGAATTAATCCTGAGAAACAAGTCGTACCAGTTGGATTTGGAATGATTTATAATCACAGCAAAATACCCAACGCAAATTGGAGATCTAATTTTGAAAACACTTCTTTTGAGTTTTACGCTGTAAAAGACATTAACCCTGGTGATGAAATTTTCGTTTGGTATGGTGATGAAAATTATTGGTCTGACGGAAGACAAACAACAGTTCTTATCTAATGAGTATGGAAGTTAGTATAGAATCAAAAGCAATTTCCATTTTAGAAAACTATGATGGGCCAAACAATTATATTCAAGAACTAAAACGTAAATCAGTTCTTAATAAAAAGTTTTATCCAACAAGAAGTCAATCTGAATACATAATTAACTTTCACGACAAACCACCAAAGGTTGCCAAAAAGTGGGTTAACCTTGATTCGTACTTTGCACAAAAATTAGCCGACGACAAACTATACACAGAAATACCTGAAAAAATATGGATCGAAAAGTTATTGGCGGATAAAGAAAAGGCTTACCATGTTTGGGGTAAAGTATTTGAGACAGAACAACTTCACGATTTTTGGGTTCCAAAAGCATCACTAATCAAAGACAACACAGTAAAAAATGTTGTTATTGATTTTGAAAAGTATTCCCACAGACCTCTTTTGTCTCATCAAATTGAGGCCGTTCAAAAACTTGTTGAGAACAAAAAATATATCTTAGCTGATGATATGGGTCTTGGTAAGACCACATCAACTATAGTTGCTGCACTTGAGAGTGGAGCTAAAAAGATATTAATTATTTGTCCTGCGAGTTTAAAGATTAATTGGCAGAGAGAGATTGAGAATTATACAACCAGAAGCATTTATATTTCTGAAGGAAAGAACTTCAGTCAAGAACATGATTTTGTTATTATAAATTATGATATTATTAAAAATTTCCACAATGTTAAAAAGAAATCTGATTCGCAAATTCTTGGAGCCAATTTTGATTTGGTGGTCGTTGACGAAGCACACTATATTAAAAACGGTCAAGCACAAAGAACAAAACTAATAAACGACCTTGTAAAGAACGTTGATAGACTTTGGTTATTAACAGGTACACCAATGACCTCAAGACCAATGGATTATTTCAATTTGTTAAGTTTGATTGACTCACCAGTTGCCAAAAATTGGATGGCATACGCCATCAGATATTGTAGCGGATATCAATTCAATGCTGGAGGTAGAAAGATATGGAATGTTACAGGAGCCAGTAACCTTGAGGAATTAAGAGATAGAACCTCAGGTCTCACTCTAAGACGATTAAAACAAGATGTATTAGATTTACCTGATAAAATTATTACACCCGTATACCTTAGATTAAAATCAAAACAATACGAAGAGGTAATGGGTGATTATTACAATTGGTATGAGAAGAACCCCGATGAGAGTAAATCATTGACGGTTCAATTTACAAAACTTACCCAAGTACGACAAGTTATTGCCGAAGAGAAAGTTATTCAGACAATCGAATTGGCTGAAAACATAATAGAACAAGGTAAGAAGGTCATCATATTTTGTAATTTTACAAACTCACTCGATAGAATAATTCAACATTTTGGTAAAACAGCAGTAAGACTTGACGGATCAATGTCAAAACCTGAAAGGCAAAACAGTGTTGATAAATTCCAAGAAGATGACAAAGTGAAAGTCTTTGTAGGAAATATAAAGGCTGCAGGTGTGGGTATTACTTTAACCGCAGCAGAGGCGGTAATAATGAACGACCTATCATTTTTACCTTCAGACCATTCACAAGCAGAAGATCGAGCTTATAGATACGGTCAAAAAAATAATGTTTTAGTTTACTACCCAATATTTGAAAACACAATAGAAGGAATTATTTACGATATACTCAACAAGAAAAAACAAGTTATTGCTACGGTTATGGGTGATGTTAAAAATGATGTAGATTTAGTAGAAGAAATTATGAAACAAATTAACCAACGTAGACAATAACGAACTAACGGATTATTTATATGATAATCCAATATTATGAATAAAACAGAAAAGAAGATTGTACAACTCGAAAAACAAATACAAGAAAACCACGTAACACACGAAACCGAGTTGTTAATCACAGAAATGAAAAAAATTGGAATAGAGAAACTTCCCTATTCTTATTCAGCCCTCAAACCGTTCATTGATCCAGAAACAATGAACTTCCACTACAACAAACACTATAAGGGCTATGTAGATAAATTGAACGACGCACTCTCAAAGAAAAAATACGGAGATCTCGATTTAGAAAAAATTATCAAATCGATATCAAGGTACGACAAAACAATTAGGAATAATGCGGGTGGTGCTTTCAACCACGCTTTGTTTTGGAATATGTTATCTCCAAAACCAATGAAATTGACAGGAGAACTTGAAAC